TATCTCGTTTAGCTGCCCCGCCGAAAGAAGCAGCTAAATCATTATCAGCATTAAATGTAACTGTAAAGGATTCACAAGGTAATTTAAAACCAATGAATGAAATTATCGGTCAATTACACGATGGGTTCGGGAAGTTAACTGACGCTCAACAAATCGCTGCTGCAAAAGCAATCTTCGGTGAAGAAGCGTATGCAGGATGGATTCAAGTTATTAAAGGTGGTAAACCTGCCTTTGATGATATGGTAAATACCCTCGAAACTGCTGAAGGCTCTGCAAAGGTTATGGCTGAAACAATGGCAAATAACTTATCAGGTGCAGTTGATGGCGTTAAATCACAATTAGAAAATTTAGGACTTGTTGTTTTCTCGCATGTTGAACCAGCACTTGTTGCAATGACAAACGGAACAAATAGTGCTGTTAAATCTCTTACTGACTGGCTTGATCCATCTGGTAGAGCTGTTGAAGCAGCTAAGCTAATGCAACAAACTGATCAGCAGTTAGCTCAATCTAAAGCCATTCTTGATATGAATCTCAAAAAAGGGAAGATAACGCAAGAAGAGTATAATGAAAAACTTGCTTTATCTAAGAAGCACGCTGAAGATATGATGAATGCCGATGGTATGTTAGCTCAGAAAAAAGAAGAGTTAAAAATGAAGGTCGAGGAAGGGACCATGACTCAAGAAGAAGCCAATAAAATCCTCGACCAATCTGAAGTTGAATACCAGAAACTTCAACAGGGTATTGAGCAAACTCGCCAACGTCAAGAAGCGATGAATAAAGTATTCGAACCACTTCGTGATGCAATTGGAATCATCCAACAAGTTGGCGCTGCTATCGAGCAATTCTGGATTGCTGCAACTGGGGATAGGAATGCGCTAGTTGAAGGTTATGACATCCTTACTAAACTAGGGTTTTCAGCTAATGCAATTCAGTTTATACAAGAAACTACAGCGGCAGTGCAATATGGTGTAGAAACTATGAAAGCTCTCGTATCTGGTGATTGGGGAGCTGCTAGTAATTTATTGGATAAGTTAGGGTTTTCTCCAGAACAAAAAGTGGATATTATCATGTTCGTTCAGGATGTACATGCCCAATTAAGTAGTTTTATAGAAAATGTACAATCTCTAATCTCAGCTGCTGCTCCTGTAATTATGGGAATAATCGGGGCTACTTGGGATTTTATTAAAGGTGTATTCAATACAATAGCTCCTTACTTAATGCCTTTATTAACAGATGTGATGTCATTTGTGAACGGGATTATAGCAAAGATTGCGGCGTTTTGGAAAGAAAACGGGGATCAGATTGTCCAAGCTGTAAAAAATGCATTTGATCTTATAAAAGGCATTATTGAATTTGTAATGCCTGTTGTTCTATTCATTATTGAAGATGTATGGGGAAACATAAAAGGCGTTATAAATGGGGCCTTAGATATCATCTTAGGGACAATTAAACTATTTTCTTCCTTGCTGACTGGTGATTGGACCGGCGTATGGGATGCCATTAAACAGATTTTATCAGGAGCATGGGAATTCATTTGGAATTTCATTCAAATATGGGGTGTTGGAAAGGTACTTGGCATCATTGGCAAAATAGGCAGCAAAATGAAAGGGCTGTTTGGAGAAGCTTGGGATGGTGTAAAGAAGGTATTCTCTGACATGTTCGAGGGTATTTTTAAAAGCTCAGGAGACACCCTTACAGTGATAAAAGAAGTATTCGGAAAAGTGAAAGATGCAATCGCAACCCCATTTAAAAATGCTTGGGAAGGTGTTATGGAGTGGATTGATAAAATCAAAACAGGCGTTAAGAACATGTTTAGTGGTGTTCATATTCCTGTTCCGAAGATTAATATAAACGGATCATTAAACCCAGCGCGTTGGGCTGATGAAGGTTTGCCATCTTTCGACGTCAAATGGGCAGCGAATGGCGCTTTAATTAAACCGGGTAATCCGACATTGATTGGTGTTGGTGATGCAAGAGGATATGATGAAACAGTTTTACCGCTTCGCAAACAAACATTCGACGCGATTGCTAACGGAATAATGGGGTCTCTACCATTAACTCAACAAGCTGGAGCACAACAATATGCATCACAAGGTCCAACTATTTTGCAAGTTAATTTAAACGGCAGAGAAATAGCAAAGGAAATCTACTCAGATGTTAGTAAGTTTCAAGAAAGCGAGAAAGAAAGATTGAAAGTATTTTAGGTAGGTGATGATATGACTGGAATCAGTTTCTTTAGTTTTAACGGGAAAAGAAATTCAAATGTAATCCCATTGCAGGGTAAAAAACGCCCTGCATGGGCTCCTTTGGAACGTACATTCCTTGAAGTCCCTCACTATCCAGGTGGGCGTTTGATAAGAACACAAACAAAAATGAGAAAAATAATTATACCGGTTGCATTATTTTATGAATCTATGGAAGAGGCTGAAAAGTTAAAGGAAGAAATAGCTAATTGGCTTATTACAGATCAACCTCAAGAACTGATCTTTGATGATGAAAAAGATCGCACGTATTTGGCCCTTATTGATGAATCGTTTGACCCACAGCAATTAGTGAATTTAGGAGAAGGAGTCCTTACTTTTGTTTGTGAAATGCCATATAAGTTAGGACCTACTAAAACGGTAGAATTTGAAATGGATGGACGTGGGTTAATAGCAAATGTTCAAAATAAAGGTACTGTTCATTCTAATCCTATAATTGAGATTGAAATTACGAAACCGAACACTTTTTTAGATGTATGGTTTGGTGGGGTATCTTTAAGTGATCGAGATTATTTTCGTATTGGGATGCCGCTAAAAACTGTGGAAAAGCCTGTAGAAAGGAATCAAAGGCTTATATGGGATGAAATGGCCACTACGGTCGGATGGAGTAAAGTCAGCTCAATGGAAGATGGGGAACCGGTTGGTGAAATGAAATCAGATAAATATCAATTTTATTGTTCTGATTTTGGAACGGGAAAAGGATGGCACGGTGCAGCTGTTAAAAAAAGTATCCCTGGTGGCCCAGTAGAAGATTTTATCATGCAAGCTTACGTTACTTGTAAGAGCAAGAAAATCAATGAAATGGGACGAGTTGAGATAGCGATACTCGATGAAAACAGTAAAGTTCTTTCAAAAATTGCCATGAACGATCTCTATTGGCAAGCCGAACAAAATTTTGGAACGATGGTTATTGGATACGATAACAAACCAGGAAAAACAGGTTTAATTTATGAGAGTGGTGATTATCCAAATACATGGAATCAGTATTATGGTAGGTTGTGGATTGCTAGGACCGGAAATGTATGGGAGGCTTATATTTCAAAATTTCTTCCTGGAACAGAAAAAGATGATTCAGAACGCTTTGCGAGATGGACTGATAAAGACAATAAGCATATGGAAAAAGCAGCTCAAATACAGATTAGTATCATGCAGTGGCAGGATGTTCCACCAGTAGAAGCAATGACAGTTTCTGATTTAAAATTTTGGAAAGTGAATTTAAATAATCAAAATACACCTCCTTATATAGTAGATGTTGGTGATAAAGTTGTAATTGATACAGAAAATAGTCATGTAACAATTGAAGGGAAGAATGCGATTAATATTAAAGAGTTTTTCAGTAATTTTCCTGTCATTAATAAAGGGATTAATACATTAGAAATCATGCCTTCTGATATTGGCACAGCAAAGGTTACATATAGGGAGCGTTTTAGATGAGAACACCCAGCGGATTACTTCACGTTGTTGATTTTAAAACAGATCAAATTATATCAGCTATTCAACCAAAGGACTACTGGGCTGATAACCGTCATTGGGAAATCAAAAATAACATTGATACATTAGAATTCAAAACTTTTGACGGTACTCCACATGCAGTTACATTACAACAGCAGAACTTAGTTTTAAAGGAAGTGCGTGACGGTCGCATTATTCCATATGTTATCAATAATGAAGTAGAAAAAGACTCTGGTGATAGATCGCTCACTGTACATGCTTCTGGTGCCTGGGTTCAAATAGCCAAAGATGGGATTATTAAACCTCAACGCATAGAGAGTGAAACAGTTAATACGTTTATTGATATCGCTCTTACCGATTCGAAATGGCAACGTGGAATAACGGATTATTCATCCTTCCACACGATGACTATTGATGAATTCATCGATCCCCTCACTTTTTTAAAGAAAATTGCTGCTTTATTTGAGTTAGAAATCCAATATCGCGTCGAAGTAATGGGTTCCAAAATTACTGGATGGTACGTCGATATGATAAAGACACGAGGGAGAGAGACAGGGAAGGAAGTAACCCTGGGCAAAGACTTAGTGGGCGTTAGACGCATTGAACATTCCAGGGATATTTGCACAGCACTTGTCGGATTTGTACGAGGTGAAGGTGACAAACTTATCACAGTGGAAAGCATAAATAAAGAACTACCTTACATCGTCGATAATGACGCATTTCAGCGATGGAATGCGCATGGTAAACATAAATTTGGTTTCTACACTCCAGAAACAGAAGACCAAAATATGACACCACAACGATTAATGACTTTGATGAAGACTGAATTAAAGAAGCGTGTCAATACTTCAGTTTCTTATGAAGTAGAAGCACAATCGATTGGACGTATTTTCGGACTGGCACATGAACTAATTAACGAGGGCGATACAATCCGAATTAAAGATACGGGCTTCACACCTAAGTTATACCTTGAAGCACGTGTAATTGCCGGTGATGAATCTTTTACGGATCCTACACAAGATAAATATGTGTTTGGTGATTATCGTGAAATTACGGATCCGAACGAAGAGTTAAGAAAAATGTACAATAGGATTCGCGCTACTTTAGGAAATAAAGCAAATAAAGAATTGTTAGATAGATTAGAAGAACTTGTACAAGATACTGATAAAAAAGTAAATGAAGCACAGAAAGAGTCGAAAGCAGCGAAAGAGTTAGCAGAGAAAGTTCAAGAAAACTTGAAGAATAATACAGTAGAAATCATCGAGGCTGTGAATCCACCAACAACGAATCTTAAAATTGGTAAGACGATATGGCGAGATATTAGTAACGGTAAACCTGGTGTTTTAAAAGTGTGGAACGGTAAAGGTTGGGAAATCCTTATTCCTGATGTGGAATCAATTAAAAAAGATACACTGGAGCAGGTTAATAAGGATATTAAACTCGCAAAAGAAGAATTAAATAAGAAAGTGGAAGAAGCGCAAGAAGAAACCACTGGACAATTTAATCAAGTAACAGAAAGCCTTCAAAAAGTTACGAGAACTATTTCTGATGTACAAAGAGATCAAGGTGAAATTGATAAAAAAGTAACCAAGTTTGAACAGGATTCTGAGGGATTTAAAACTTCTATTGAAACATTAACGAAAAATGGTACTGATACTACAAGTAAAATCAACACCTTAGTAAATGATGTGGACGGAAATAAGAGAGTTATCTCTGAAGTTAAAGAAAGTGTAGCAAACTTTAATGACGATGTAAGAAATTTGTTAGTCGGTTCTAAATCCTATGATGGAGCTTTGACCATTGCGCAAGCAGACAATCGTTGGTGGCTTAAGTCAGCAGATAAAGTCAAAATTTCGAAGGATGTTTTTCAAGGAAATACAGTTGTAGAAACTCAATCATCATGGACCGCTTTAGCTTATAACTTCAAAGATTTAGTAGATCGAAAAGTTGTAAAAGTAGGAGATAAAGTAACCTATTCAATTTTTATTCGTGTAAAAGGTTTACCGGATGGTCAAGATTTACAACACACTTTCTATTTTGCGCCAGGTGCTACCGGAATCCGTCCAAATAAATCTACTAATCAATGGCAAAGAGTAAGCGTTTCGTTTACAGTGACAGCAAGTATGATGTCATCACCGGGAACGGATAACGAGAGTCATTTTCGTGTAGAGCCCGATGCAAATCCTCCTGCTGGTTGTTGGTATCAGCAGAGTTCACCACAATTGACTATAGGAAGCAAAGATTATTCATGGCGACCTGCTCCTGAAGATATTGCAGATGGTAATGTTTTCACCAAGATAACAACCGAGATCAAAGAAGAGGCTGGGAGAATCTCTAAAAAATTGGAGCAGGTTGAATCTCGTACAGTGGGTGTTGAAAACTGGCTAATCAATACTGGGCGAAATCAAAAGCCACAAACAATTGGAATGTCTGGAGGTGCACTAGTCAACAAAGCTACTCAATCATTCACTGAGGATTACATGATTGTAGAATGTACAGATCATACCGACTCTTTCTACCAATTCCATCTAGATAATACTAAGATGGGTGACTACGAAAAAGAGAAAGATATGACATTTAGTATCGATATGCAAAACGATGTTCCTATTGATTTAATTGTATTCCAATTTATTAATGGAGTTTGGGCAGAAAACTTGTACAATAGATTCCCTGTCGCTAATTGGTCTAGAAGATCATTTACATTTAAAATTGAGGCGCGGGCAACTGGATGGGGATTACGATTAAGATTTGAAAGAAACGAAAATTCAAAGGGTAAGAAATTTCGTTTCAAGAAACCTAAACTAGAAAAAGGTTCTGTTCCTACAGGTTTTACAAAATCGACTTATGAGTTGGAGCAAAGTTTCGAGGGTGTAAAAGAGCGTATTGAAAAAACGGAATCTATCATTAATGATGCTGGTGATCGTAACTATGTACGTAATGGAGATTTCACACACTATTGGGCCGATAACGACCTGCAATGGGATAAGAACCTAAACGGTAATTTGCGCGCTGGTAATTGGGCAACAGGTTATAACGCTGGAACAACAGATCCTACAAAGGGTTATCATATGCACGTTAATGACAAAAAGTTTGGGTATCCTGTAGTTGCTGTTATTAACAAAAATGGTCAATTCGGTCAAGCTAAAAGGTGGCTTGGAATGCCTCAAGAAATGCCAGCTAGTTTCCGAAATGATTTCCAGCCAGGTGATACGTACACGATCGCTTTAGATGTATGGACGGAAACAGCAAATAACAAAATAGCGGTAGGATTACACCACTTTATTGAGGGTAACACTTCAATGGGCTTTCATAGTGGGGGGACGCCAGAATTAACGATCGAACCTGTTAAAAAATGGGTTCGTGTGTATGCAACAATGAAATTACATGATAAATCAGATATGAAAAAAGGTTTTAGCTTGTATATTTATGGCGATCGTTCTGCTGATGGTAGTGAATGCTACTTCAAAAATGTATCTGTGTTAAAAGGATCTATGCCGAAAGCATTCGCTCCGTCTCCGGAAGATGGGGTAAAAGAAAATGTATTCAGCCAGAAAGTAACGGAGATTACGAAGAACGCCGAAGGGATAACAAGTGATGTAAAAAAAATACAGGAAATACAAACTCAGCAAGGGCAAACACTGACTGAAGCTACTACAACGATCCTGCAACAATCTGAAGAATTGAAGCTAGCAATGAAAAAGAAAGATGTTGAAGCTTATGTAGGTGGAATCGGTAATCAAACTGTATTACGGAATGTTCTTTGGAAGAATGATACAAAATATTGGATACTTCAATCAGGAACAACAAGAGATACAACCGTTTTATATAAGGGGTGTAATACACTTCGTACAATCTCCACGGGAAATACAGCAGACGTATACAGGGGTGCAACACATGAAGTTATAAATGCCGGA